TCAACTCGGGGCAAATCCTCGGTGTTGTGGATCGTCACGCCAATGAGCGGCTTGGTGCGCAAGGGCGGCAGGGTAATTCCGTTAACGTTGTGGTCTTTCAGAAAATATTTGTGAACGGTCACGCCGTTAAGTATTGACGTGCTGTCAGGCGTTAGCTTCGGCAGATATATTTTTCCCATAGTTCATTTTACCTCCTGTTCTGTAATCTTTTTATTTAACTAAAATCTTAATATGGTTTTCGTCGAGCCTTGAAAGCACTCTATATCCTGTTTCGGCTTTCGTTGCTATGCCGCCGCCCGCGGGCTTGCAATAGCCGTTTACCTCGCAAGTGCCGTCGTCAACAACTATCAGCTTGCCAATAAGACCAACAGCCGCCCATTCCTTGCGGTCTAAGCGGCTGACATAGCTTTCGTTATCTTCCTCGCGGAAATCCTCGTTCAAAATCCATGCGCCGTTTTCGTCAAGCAGCCTTTCACCGAAAATGTCTGTTTTCCATTTCTTTCCCCAATCGTCCGTTTGCGCGTCTGCAACAACAGAGGGAGTTGCAGAAACAACTCCCAATATGTAATCGTCATTTTCGTTTGCGGGACGGATTTTTTCACCGTCAAGGGTCACAAACAAGCCACGCCTATCCTCGTTGTCGGGGTTGCCGTCAAACCATTCAAACATTTCCGCATAGTCCGCACCGCTTGCAGTGTAGGATTTTGTTCCTTTTATATCGCCCGCGGCTGTTATTCTAAACGCATTTGAACGAGTTGTTGCTGTCATACTGTTACCTGCATTATCTGTCCCTGTTCCATTACCTACGACAAACAAGTCTCCTGTTGTACCGGTTATATCTGCGGCTGTGGGTGTTTTGGAAAACTTACCACAAATAAAGTTTAAGTTCTTTGAAATATTGCCAAGCCCAAACATTCCAATACCTTTTACTCGTTCCGCTGAATTGCTATTGCCAAATATACCTGAATCGGAAGCGTCTTTAATATCATTTGATGTACCAAATATGCCTGTAGACACACAAGCCGCTCCGTTATTTCTTAATCCGCATATAATTGTGTATGAGGGTCCTCCATTATCAAATGATGAACCCTTTGTTCCTGCTGTATTTTCGTTTCCTACAACCAACACCCCATGTTCAGCAGATGAAGAACCTATAACATTTTCCATTCCGATGATGGCAGAATGGTAGGAGCAAAGTGTATTGTCACTGCCAATGATAAAACCATAGTTTCCTTCGCTGACATTACTTTCGCCCGCAACAATACTTCTCACACCCTGAACATTGTTAGAAAAGCCCAAAACTAAGCATTGTACCGCAGTGCAAGTATTTTTCGTACCGGATACAATAGAGTTTTTCCCCGAAACGTTATCCGCTGATCCAATTACAATGCTGTTGTCAAGATTATTATCAGCTTCACCATAGGAAATAGGGGTATCCCCTATGTAAAGACCGCCCTTATGTTCAGTATCATTTCCTGCACATATGACTTTTGATGTTACGGTGTTGCTGTTTGTATCCGAGCCGCTGTCAATTTGTTCCGACATTTCAACTGCTTTTTCCTGCAATTCCTTTATCGCTTCGGACGTTGCGTGCAAAAGAGCGTTGAAATACTCGGCGGGCGGCTTGTAACCCGGCTGAAATCCTTTTTCAATCAAATCCTGCGGAGGGGTAATGCCTGCGTTATCCCAATCAATGGGTCTTTGGTTAAATTCGATTGCCATAATATAATCCTCCTATAAGTTAATATCTATAACATCACCGACATAGCCGCCGATTGACTGTTCTATATTTCCAAAGCCCCTGTTTACGTCATAAACAGGTTCTGATGATGAAAATTCAAATGTACCGACAAGAGCGGGTTTCCACGTTATAATGTGTTCGCTGATTATCGACGGCGGCAATTTGTTACTGTAGGATATTGCCTTAACGGTTTTGGAAACGCCCTTGTAATCTCCCGCATACAGTATAAAAGGCTCTGTATACAATGTGGATTGATCCGTCGGGTCTGTACCGTCCGTCGTGTAGTAAATTCTCGCATTGTATGTACTGCTCGATAAGGTGATTTTGGCAGGCTTATTGTACGTAATTCTTGTATTTGGCGGTTCAACATATATTCGGGGCTTTCTTGTCCGTATATCCGTAACACCGGATACGACGGTACCAAAATAGCCGCCTATGGTTTGCCCGATATTTCCCCAGCCTTTGTTTGGGTCGTATTCCTCGGGAATGCTGCCAAACTCAAACGTACCCCAAAAATAGCTTGCCTCAATCTGAACTCCAATTGCGAGAAGCTTTTTTGTAAGCTCCTTAATTTGGTCGGCGTTCAGACCCGTTTCAAGCAAATTTTCATACGGCATATCTTTCAGGCGCACGGTAGCAATACTGTCCGTTACCTCGCTTATCTGCATATTTCCTTTCCCGAAAATATAATCAAGTCCATGCATAACGCTCATATAGTCGCTTTTGCTGATGTTTGCGGCAATATTAGCCTTTATAACGGCTCTGTACTGCTTATCGTTAAGAGTTCCGCGGTATAAACCAAGCATTTCACCGTAATCGTCAAGAATTTTCCCGAAAGCGTTATCCAGGTCAAGCATACTGACAACTTCTGATATATCCTTATGCAATTCATTTATGGCAGTCTCATTGATTTCCAATAGCTTGCTGTTGTTGCTTTGAGGTCTCTTGTCGTATGCGTCGGGAAGCTTTTTTACGTATGTTCTATTCTCAAAATCGCTCATGTTATCACTCTCACATTCACGTTATCGGGAATAAGCCTCGGCAGCTCCCACGGATCGCACATAACATTGCTTTCGGTATATGTGCCGCCTCCGTCGGCTGAAATTGTAATTGACGGGACTTCAACCACTCCCGCAACACTATGTACAAAGCTGTAAAATTTTGTTCGGTATACGTCCTCGCCGTTTCCCAAATTCATAACATAGTCTGAAATCCGTTCGGCGATCTTTTCTTTTCCCACAATGCCCTCAAAGTCGTTATTTACCCTTATTTCGACGTTTACGCGGATTTCAATTTCAGTTGAGCGGGTAAAGTTTACCGTTTGCTCAACATCGTAATCGTCCAAAAATGCAGCCGCCGTATTCCCATAGGATTTTATTCCTATGGGCTTTTTTCTGAAAATAGCTTTGGCAATTTCGGTATCACCGACAAGAGGCGCAAAAACATACGCCTCAAAGCTGTGAGGCGGTCTGCCTTGAGCGTCCGTGTAGTCGCTGTCATTCTCAATTACCGTTACGCTCTCCACGTTCTGTATTCTGTAAATCTCGGAACGAATAGAAGCCGCTGCGCCGCTCCCTCCGCCGCCTATTGCTTGCAGCCACCTTTTTCTTAATTTATAATCGCTTTCGGCAGCTTCGCCGACTGCAATTACTTCAACGTCTTTTACGCGGTCTACATCAACGGACGGGTTTGTAATTTTGGTTATCGTTCCCAACTCAACATTGCCGATCGTGCCTAATTCGGTACAGGTAACATTAACCGTTCCCTTTCCGCTGCTGTCAAGCGTTACATCTTCAACGGTGTAATAGGTTATTTCCGTTTCGGTTTCTTCAGCGGAAAATAAAAATCCCATTTTTACAACGGCATTTGCCGCTCCGCCGATCTCAACCTTTCGCGTTGCGGCTATCGCGGGATTTCTTGTAATGCCCGCATACGGACAAAGACGGTCAAGATTAATTCCGCTTGATGTGCTGGGGAAACGTGCATAATAGGCGGATTCCAAAGCCTCATATGCTTTTGTAATTTCGTGAACTACTATTCGCTCTAATTTTCCTAATATAGCTAATTCAGATGTGTCTATATCTTCTCCGAATTGCTCTTTACAGTGCTGAATAACCGACTGCAAAAGCTCATCATATGTAGGACATTTAAAGCCTAATGCCGTTATCATTGCCGTGTGCCTCCCTTACGCAAAACTTAGTACATCGCTTATTATCGTTCCGTCGGCTTTCTTTGCTGTAAACTTTATTTTCATTGTTCTTTTGTCAAGCTCATAATCAAAATCTGTAAGGTACAGAGAACTGTCAACCTGGATAAGTCCCGATAATATCTCGTTTCGCACAAGGTCCTTTTCGGGATTTTTCTTGATAATGTTTTTACGGTTTATTCCCTCGTTTAAGTTTAAAAACCATTCCCCTTTATTCGTTTGGAGAATGGTTTTTATCGTTTGCAGCAAAAGCTTGTCGCCCTCGATTGTGGCGATATCATTATTTTTTATAACAATATCTCCGTTTTCATCAAGCAAGAAGTTTTTCATTTTTGCCCTCCAATCTTAACGCCGTATATCTCATATACAAGCGTTCCCGCGCTTGTATCATCATTGCTTATGTAAAGCTTGGTGTTCGTCGGGAAACCGTACTTTATGCCGAAAAAGCTTGCGGACTGTATAAGCCTTCCGATATCTTTATTTGGATTTATGATATCTGTGCTTGTTGCTGTATTGCCCGCAAAATTCACCGTTTGAGTTGCACCGCTTTCATTTTTGCCTGTGTATGCTGTTGACGCTGCTGAAAAATCCTTTTTGATTTTAACGATTAAAAAATCATAATCGTTTATATTGCTTATTGTTCGCACGTAAGCTGTATTAACCGCTGTTGATATTTCTCCTGTCAATTTGATGATTTTATTGTCCGAGCTCCAAACGTCCGATAAAATCATTTTTAGAACTTCAAATAGTCCATTGCCGTTTAAACAATTCATATTATCACCTTTTGTCTTTCGCGCAAAAGCTTTACCGCAATTTAATCAATAAATATATTTGGTTACTTTATGTGCAGAACTATGAAGCTCGGTCAGCTCCTGCTCCAACATTTTCTTTCTTTGGAGCAATTCTCCGCGTTCCAAATAGGTTGTACCCGGCTTTTTAAGTTCCGCGGTTATCTGCTTAATACGTGATTCTATGAAAGCAATGGTTTCCTCATATTCGTTGTACACTTCCTTGTAAGCCCTGACTGTTTTTTCTTCTTTCGGAGGACGCTCCTTTTTGTAAACACGGGTAATGTCCTTGACAAACTCGGGCTTATCTGTAACATCTACAATGTGTATGCATTCCACGCTGTAGCGTCCGATATTTTTGGCGATAGCTTTTTTTATTGTATTTACACTGTTAACCACCGAGACTGTGCTGCGGTCAACGCTTTCGCTTACCTCCCGCATACTTGCGTCCTTGTTTGCTGCAAAGTATAACGCCGCGATCTTTTGCTGACGCGTCGTAAGTTCATTTACAAGAATATCCGCAATTATCTTACGCATATACTGTTTTTCCAAAGTATCTTCGCCGCGGAAAATACCGTTTAAATCCAATACCAGTATTTTGTTGTCTTTATCGGCAAAGTATATTCTTCTGGCTTTCTTGCCGTTTCCTGACATAGCCGAGTTCCTCCTTTTGGGTATTAATATTCGAGTTCACCCTCCGACAGAGCAATACGCATAAATTCTGCCCGATAGTGTCCAAGATTATCGCTTATTTCCGTTTTCGCTCTTTGTATGGTTCGTGTTACCGTAGAACAGTTTACTTCAAGTTCTGCTGCGATGTCTTTCATACTTCTGTTGTCGGCGTAGAACATTACCGCCATTTCTGCCTGACGTTCGGACATATAGCTTGCCCAAATATCCTTTAAAATTTTACGCATATACCGTTTTTTGAGGGTATCCTCGCCGCCGTCAAACAAATTGTTAAGGTCAATCACCGTAACCCTGTTATTTTTATCGCGGATAAGAAGCTGACGGCTTATTTTGCCTTTCACATTTATTCCTCCCTCAACCACCGAATGTATGCAGTACCGTCCCAATAGTACCGCTTTGCGTCCGATATGCCAGTTTCGTCCGTTTTACAAACATAGTAAATGAATCCGAGGCGCGGTCTTTTAAATCTGTCCTCGTCGTCGGGGGAAGGGAGTGCTTCAAATGTCGGATATGTACCTTGCGAAATTTCCTCATAAGGAGGCTGACCGCACCTGACAGCAATAGCATTGCCGCGGAACACATAATACTTGATAACATCTTCCTGCGTTTCAAGCCACTTTTCAAATTCAAAATCGTATATCTTACCGTCAAGCGACATCAGAATATAGTCGATCTCGTCCCCGTAAAGGTCGCGGAATGCATTGTGTAAAACAAGCCCGTCCTTTGGTACGGAGGATATAAGGTAATTGCACTCTTTCAACTGAGTAACAGCGTACTCGTCGGAACCGTATTCACGATAGCTCAAAGGAATGACCTTGTTGTAAAATTTAGGAATGTACCATACTGCCGTACCGTTTGAACCGTCGTCCGTGTAGTTTTCGTCGCCCTCAAAAGCGATGATGTTCATATTTGCGTCAACGGTACATTTTTTTGCATTCGGAAGCATAGTAAAATTGAAATGTGTGTTATCTTTGAGGTTTTTAATAATGCCCTCAAAAAAATCCTGATGAACGCCGATAACATCATCTTCGGAATAGTTCACGCATTCCTTTATATCGACAGTATTTCCGTTTACTTCCATAAATTATAAAAGCCTCGCTTTCGTTTTATTATTGGCTGACGGAATACGTACCGTCGGCATTCAGAGTATAGCCCTCGCGTTCTGGGTGAAGTCCGTCGTCCGCTCTTGATACGCTGTACAGCGGAAAGCGTATAAATTCCTTACCGTAACTTACCGATGTCAGCATATACAAGCCTTTAGCGACCGTTCCGTCGGAAGCATGGTACCCGCCGAGGGGATTAATGTACAAAACAGTCAGCGCGTCATTGTTAGGAATAACAGTATCGTCGTCCTCGTAGGTCGGTGTAGCTAAAGCGTTGGCAGCCGTAACCGGGATTATACAGTGGGCAACTGTTGTCAACGCTTCCGAATTGTAACACCATTCCGAAATTTTTTCTATAATCGATCCGACAGTGCCGTATCCCGTTCCTGCAAACACGCCAATGTTTTTACATACACCGATATTTTCTTTTGTAATATTGACGCTTCCTGTTCTGTAAGAGGGTTCAGCTTCGCCCTTAATACTGCTTACAACAGCGTTTTTATCCGCCTTGTTTTTAAAATCTGATAAAATCAGCTTTAAAGTTTCAAGCAGCCCGTCGCCGTTTAACCAACTCATTTATTACACCTCATTCATAGCAAGTACGGGCGCATAATTTGGCTATGCGCCCGTACTGCCGTATTTAACATTTAGCCGTTCACGGCGGCTTTTGCGCTTGCGTAAATAGCTGAAATTTCGGAGTTTGTCAGCGCGTGCAGATCGCTTGCAAGAACATAGCCTGACAGATCCATTGCAGTGGAGCCGACAAGTTCAAAATTGCCGTTAATGTAAAGGTATTCGTCGTAAACATTGCCCGTTTCGCCTGCGGTATCCTTTGCGATAAGGTAAAAAATGTTTGTTTCGCCCGTTTCGGGAAGTTCCTCAACAATCTGCGCCGAAAAGCTTGTGATATTCGCAAGAGCGTTTCTTACATAATCATATACCGCCTTAGAGCTTGCCGCCGCCATTGCCGTCGATTCGCTTGTAATTGCCGTATCAAGCGTAGGAATGGTTTTACGAACGTCGTTTAAGTCTTCTGTCTGCACGTAGTTTGTAAGGTCGGGAGCCACCGACTTAATATCAGACATAAGCAGCTGAAAAAGAAAAAGAAGTCCGTCCTGGTTTAATCCCGTGAACTCTCCATAGTTATTATTTGCCATAATATGATTCCTCCTACTAAAATTTAAAAGTGCGTAGTACGCCCTTTTGCTTGGTTATATATGCTTAAAATTTGCATATTCGTTAAAGGATTATGGATATGTGCTATATTTTGCAATTGTTCAATTGCTTCTGTCACCGATTGAGGAATATTCTCACCCCCGCCGCCCTGTGGTTTGTCGTAAGCAGCGTCCTCTTTTCTGTTCAAAATATTAATCTTTACGTCTGTTGCCATAGATAAATAGCCTCCTTGCTTATACCTTTCGGTACAGTGGTATCAATTCTTTATTTATTCTTACAGTTCACCTCCGTCTCAGCCGCTTTTGATGATACCTACCACAACAGCGTCCTTGATATTATGGTGTCCCAAATTTGGTACAGCCTCTTTGCCGTTTCGGGTCTCGGTATTATCCCTCTCACAGCAAACGCACAAACAGATGTCGCCTACTTTGATAGGCTCTTTTTTCAGATGTACGCGAGTTTCCTCACGGCAGGAACAATTTACCGTCCCCGAGCCTGTCCCGGTACCCGTACCCGTTCCGCTGCCGGTCTCGGTATTAACATTAACAGTCGTGCTTACGGACGTTGTAACATTGCAGGAACAGCCGTTGTTACCGTTTATGAGGCATTGCCTTTTTTCTTCAACAAGCCTGTAGCGGCAATGCTCCAATACGGGGATATCGGACAAAACCGCCTGCCTTTTTGCCTGTTGTCCCAACGGTTTAAGCAGGTCGAGCGGCTGAACGCAAGCCGTGTCACAATCCTTGCTAAGCTTTGTTATTCTGCCTATAAAAGACGTATGCAAATGCAACAGCTGTTGTTCAAGCATATGATTTGTCATAACCGACATTTATATCACCTCGACTTCGGTAGTAAAATCCGTTCCGCTGCAAGTGTGCTGACCCTTTCGCACAACGTATTTGCCGCTTGCGTAAAGGCTTTTTAAATTAACGGACGCGCCTGTGGTTATTTGGTGCTGCAAAAGCATTTCAAGCTTATAGCCCGTTATTTTTTCTTTTTTAGAGCTTTCGCCCTCTCTGTTTGTTACAGTTTCCTCAAATTCCTCGGGACTTCCGATCAAACCCGTATCCTCGTTTATTTCAAAATGCGCTCCTATTGCCTTGCTTTGCGGTCTGGTGTATACCTTTCCGCCGTTTATATAAGTGACCGCACCGCACATCTCGCTGTATTCCTTGATGTTGTCTGCCAGTGCGCCGTCAATATTTGTCGCTTCTTTCATAGTAATATCTTTTGCTACCTGAAACATAGCGACAGGCAGTTTTAGCTTGTCTATCAAGTCTTTTAGAATATATGACGCTTTCACGCCCTTTTTATATGCAAGACTTTGAACGCTGTCATTGTCGAAATCCTCTTTATCTATCGCCTTAATGGTAGTTCGGTCGTCGCACCCCTCGCGCTTCGTTTTTACTTGACTGATACGCCCCGAAAAGATAACGCCCGTATCGTCATTATATCCTGCTTCAACTGTTATTACAGCGTTGGTTTTTAATTGCGCTATAGTGTTTTTGCTTAGATTAAAAACACAAATTTCCGCTTCATTCGGTACTATATCATCATCAAAAGGTATGGTAAATTCTATATCTAAATCGTCACTATCAATTTTTACGCCGCCCGATTTAACAATGGTTTTCTGCCCGAACATTCCCGTCGGCTCTTTCAGCTCCATTGAGCTTTTTTCTTCCCAACCCTCAATGGCTTTTACCATACGGGAAATATGCTTATTGTCCCGCGGCTCGAAAACCTTTTCCGATATGTTCAAAACATTCACTCCTCGTCGTCAATGCACAAAAATACCGTTTCACCGAAGTTTTCCCAAGTAACAATATCCCTATTGCCGCTTTCGTCCAGAGGAATAATAGTCAGGCAGGGAATTTTGCCGACGGTATAAAAGTCGTTGAACAGCGGCATACCGTATAATATCGGCTCCCCCGCGCACATCATTTCACCGTCCTTATACAGCCTTACGGTAAACATATCGGCTTTGCTGTTATAGTGAAATTCAAGGGTGAAAACCTCCGAGGCTAACAGAATATCAAATTTATACGGTATTTGCGATTTGTTCACAATGATCTTATCTTTCATTGATATCCTCCGACGGTTATTTTTTATTGTAAACGTGCAGTTTTGTACCCGCTTGCAGGGTCGTCCAATCTCCCTTTACCTTTGGCGCGTCCGGGTTATTTTCCATAATAAAACTCATACTGCTGCCTTGTGATTTGTACGCCTTTTCACCTAAATAGTACGCCGTTTCTCCCGATTTTACCGTATGGTATACTTTTTTGCCCGTGTCGCTGTTATCCTGTTTCTGCTGTGTTCCCGCGGAGGTTGTGGCTTTTGTTGTAGTTGTAACATTTTGCTCTGTGTATGCGCTTTTTGCAATGCGCACCTCTTTGATCTCCATAGTGAAGCTGCAACCGCCCCAAATAGTGTTGGGGTGTCCCGTATCAAAGACTACTATTTGCGCATTTTTTATTGTATTACGTCCAACGTAGGATACAAGTGCGCCCGTTTGGTGTGCTTTCGTTATCTGGGAAAGAATGTCGGCGGCATTTTCGCCGACGATCTCACCCGATATTGCGATCGTAACAGGATTTCGCCGCACATGATCCGTTATGTCGATACCCTTTTCAACGGGGTGTGTTACAGCCTCGATCCCGCGCTTAACATCTTCTTTTTCAACAAAAACATATAAGCTTCCGTTGATCAAAGCCATTTATATCACACCTCCGTTGTTTGTGGGTTTCTGCGGTCTGCGCTTTCAAAAAAGTCGCTCATTGCCTCGTCGAACCAACGCTTGAATTTTGATTTTATGTCTCTGTCCGTGCCGTTTGTGTAGAACGTTGCGTTAAACTGCGGACTGTACGTGTTTCTTTCGCTTGTGTACGACCTTGATGTATTGCTTACGGAACTGTTCTGCGGCGTATAGGTTTGACCGTAAGGTATAGACATATCGCCCATTTTTTGCGCCGCCGCCCCGACCTCGGGTAATTTGCTCTTAATTCCGTTGATATCTCCTTGAACCGTGTTCACACCTGTTTCAAAAAGCACTCTCGACGGGGAATGAATATCCAACGCCGAATTGACCGAATTGGTTACAGTGCTTGCCATTGACTGCGCCGCGGCAGCCAGCGCGGAACGTCTGCTGTTTATGCCTTCGATCAGTCCGTCTGCAATATTCGCTCCGCTGTTTTTCAGGTTGCAGCCGCTTACAGCCGCTTTTATACTGTTCATAGCGTTTTTTACGGCAGTTACAGCCTCGTCCAGCTTTGTTTTGGTTACGGCAGCAAGCTCCGTCATGTTAAGGTTCATTGCCTCTGCGGCTTTAAGAGAACCGTCCGAAATGTCTGTTGTAACAATACTCATGGTATCGGAAACAGTGTTCTGCATGTCGCCCATTGCCTCGGTAACTGAACCCGAACCGTTTGTAAATCCGCTTGAAAAGCCTGTTGCTGCCTGTGCGCCTATCTGTGAGGTATTGGCAGAAACGCCGTATAATGCGCTTTGAGTGTCAGCGGCAACACCCGCCGCTGCTGTCGTCGGAGCATACGAAGCCGCCGAAATGCCGTTTGCAAGCCCCGCCATAGCGTCCGTACCGTATTGCGGTGTTGACGATACTAACTTTTGCAGTTCGCTATCCGTAAGTGTTTCCGTGTTAGCCGCCGCCGAAACGGGCATATATGCCGACATATCAATGCCGCTTGCCAGATTTGCGTTTAGGTCTATACCGTATTGCGATGTATCGGTAATTCCGCTGAGGGTCAGGTCTGTTTGGTTTACCATTGCTCCGGCTGAACCCGTCGGCATATAGGCTGACATATCAATACCGTTTGCAAAACCGCTGTCAAGGCTTGTTCCCGCGGTCGTACCCAAATCAAAGGCTTTCGCGTCAAGTCCCGCGCTGCCCTCGTCAAAGCCCTCTTTCAGGCTTTCGCCGCCTGTTTTTCCCGCTTCCTTGCTCGTAAATCCTAACTTCTCGCCTATCCACCCGAAAAAGCTGCTTATTTTTTCGCCAACCCATTTTATAGCGTCGCCTATTGCATTAAAGGCGTTTCTTACCCATTCGCATTTTTGATACAACACCACAAATACGCCGACTAATGCCATTATTGCAATAACTATCCATGTAAGGGGGCACGCAAGCAGCGTTCCGTTAAGCAGCATTTGTCCTACTGCCGCCGCCTTTGTTGCAACAGTCGTCGCCACCAAAGCCGCTTTTGAAGCCACCCATGCAGCGGATTCTTTAACTTTCAAGGCTATTCCTGCAAGTATTGTTGCATTGTTGCCGTTTTGTGCCGCTGTTGCCGCAACAGTAGCACCCGCCGCCATTGCCTGATGTGCCGCCATTACCGCCGTAACCGCGCCGTGTATCGCCGATATAGCGTTGACTACAAGCATTACGGCTTTAAACGCTATAAAAGCTATCGTCAAGCCCTTTACAATCGGTAAAATAACGTTCATGTTGTTTGCTATGCCGCTGAATATGCTTAACGCCAAACTTCCGACCGTTGAGAAAATCGGTGCAAGACTGTTCCACATAGATTGACCGAACTGAATTACAACTCCGATAACCTGTTGTATTTTGTTAAATATGCCCTCAATGTTGGTTTTCAAATCGGAGAACATTGTGGTGCTCATGGTTTTGCCTGTAAAGCCCTCATAAACCGCCCTTATAATTTCTGCGATAGCTTCTTTGGCTGCCGAAACAAGAGTAGGGGAGTTAGTCTTGACGACTTGCACAACCCCTTTTATAAGCTGCACCGTACCGCTTGCCATTGCGGGAAGTAAGGATTTTATCAGCGTGGGGAGCTGCGCGATCAAAACGTTTAATATACCCGGCAATGCGTCAATAAGTCCCTGTGTTATCGAAATAGCAGAATTTATCAGAGGAGGTAATAAATCCTGCGCTATTTTGGGTATTTCTTTGACGATCAGAGGCGTAAGCTTAGTAATCAGCGAGCCGACCCCTCCGAGAGCCTTTTCAACAACGGGCATGATGTTTCCCGAAAATATTCCTACAGATGAAACCAAATTATCTACGCATTGATCAAAGCTGTCCCCGCCCTCGATCATAGCGGGGAGCAGATTATTCCACGCTGAACGCATAGAATTGAGAGAACCCGTTATAGTATGCTCCGCTTCCTTTTGCGTTGTTCCGTAAATACCTGTTTCGACCTGAACCGCGTGTATGGCTTTTACGATATTTCCATAACTGAGACTTGTTGCGTCAATAGTTTTGTCAAGCTTTGCCGCGTCTGCAACAAGGCGTTCCATTTCCTCTTTGGTACCGCCGTAACCCAGTTTAAGGTTATCGAGCATTGTGTAATTCTGTTTTGCGAAGCCCTGATATGCGTTTTGGATCGAGCTCATATCGGAGCCCATTTTATTGGCGTTGTCCGCCATATCCAAAATAGCCATATCAGCGTACTCAACGGCTTTTTGAGTATCGCCCTCAAGACTTTGCAGCAGACTTGCGGAAAATCCCGTCACGGTTTCCATATACTCGTTTGCCGAAAGTCCCGCCGTTTTATAGGCGTTATTCGCATTTGCAATAACAGCGTTTTGACTGCCGATAAGGTTATCGTACTCGTCCTGAACCTCGCTGACGGACTTTCCCACAAGCTTCGCATATTCTTCAACACTGTTTGTGTCCTTTGCGCCCAAAAGGGTCTTAACGCCGCCTACAAGCTGTTCATAATCAGCATAAGAATTTACGGCTTGCGTTGTAAGCGCACTAACGGCAACGGCAGCGGAAGTAAGCCCGACGGTCATAGTTTTAAACGATATTCCCGCGAGCTTCTTAACACCCGAATAAGCCGCGCCCGCGGCTTTTTTTCCTATTTCGGTTAAACGACCGCTGACCTTATCAAGTCCGCTGTTTAGCTGTGTTAAAGCCAGTTTACCCAAACCCTTTAAAGACGTGTGCGTCCGCGTTGCCGATCGCTGCGTATTTCGCGCACTTTCGGCGGCGTTTCCAAGTGCGCCGCCTAAACCTTGCGCACTTCTTGCGGCATTGCTCAGCGCGTCGTCCGTACCGTTCAGCCGCGCTGTAAGTCTGTTCAATCCGTTATCGTCCGTCGCGCCTGTGATAGCGTTTCTCATGCTGTCAACGCTTCTTGTAAGGTCGGCAAGCCCGCTGTTATCAACATCAAACGATATTTGGACTATATCCTGACGTACAATGTTTTCACCAGCCAAATTAACTGCCTCCTGACCTTACTTTTTTGAAACGCTTTCATTTATTTGTTCTATAACAATATCCAAAGCGATATTTGCTTCGTCTATCTGCTGCGGGGTCATATGATTGAACACATAATCATGCGTGAAGTTTCCTATATCGGAAAATATAAGCCGCCATGCGCCCCAGTTACTCAGAACCCTTTGAGTTAGCTGACTTTTGCTTTTCCTGTTTGTCTCGAAAGTTGCCCTCCATTACGTTGCGGGCAAATCCAATAACCGCATTCAGGTCGTCCATGTTGTCGAAATCGTCCGCTGTAAGTCCTTTAGGCTCGACAATGACATTTTCAAGCAAGTATTTTGTATGCTTAACAACGCTTGCCGTGTTTGTGCCGTCAATGTAGCCGCTATCCGCAGCCTCAAGAGCCGCCGAAATGCCGTTAAACTGCGCCGTGTACTCAACGCCGCCGATCTTCTTTTTTACTGTGTAGGGTTTTACTGCCATAGTTTAGTCCTCCTAAAAAATTTAAAATTAAAAGGGGCTGAAAAACGCCCCTTTGAAAACGAATTTTAATCAGACGTAACGTCGTAGTCAAAGACTTTGAATACGAACTCCATATCTTTTGCTTCCTTGCCGCGGTCTACCTCGGCAAAGGTGATAAGATTTGCCATTGTGCCGCCGAAACGTTCTCCGAGAGCCTTATTTATGCACCACAGCGGAAACGTGTCCTGCCGTTTCGCAAGGCTCATAAGATAAGGCTTTTGCGGACTTGTAGCCTGTACAGTGATCGTTACCGAACCAAGCGAATTGTTAATAATGTTCTTTATAACGTCGCCTTGCGCTCCAACGGAAGGACTGAAAAAATCCTCGTCCTTCGAGCCTTTTATCATATCCTCGCCCAAGCCCGTTATATAAACGCTGTCAACAACGATCGTACAGTCGTTAGCGTCGTACCTTGTAACATTTACCGACATTGCTTGTAACCTCCTTACAGCGTAATTTCGCCCGTAATTTCAACGTAATGAACAGCACCCGCAAGAGCAAACGTGAATTGTCCTCCGATATACTTTCTTGTTGAACGCTGTTCCTCCGTGGTATCTTCGCGCAGCGCAAAATTAACGGTAAAATCGGGGGAACCGTCGGCGGTAGTGGCAATTATGCCGTTGTTAAACGCTCCCTGTAATACGTCAACGACAACGCTTTCAAGCAGCGCAATACCGTTGTTGGTATAAGGTATTTTCTTGCTTGAATTAAGCAGCCTTTGAGTACGATATGTAATTTGCTGTATCACATAGTCCTCGCTGTCAACAATGTCTATGTATTCGCCGCCAAGCGTGATACCCTCGGAGGTAACATTGTCTCCCGCCTTTGTCACAAAGGTGATACCGCCTTTTTTGTGAATCTTTGCGATCTCGTCATCGGACAAATTCTGCGGGGTAATCCCTTTAAGAATCGTGTCGTGATATGTAAAGGAACCCGCTTTAAGTCCTGCGGTCGCGCCCACCAACGCCGCTTCGGGATTAGGGTATTTCCCGTCTGTGCAGTACAGAATGACCGTCCTCTTAACGTTTTCACGGTTAAATTCGGTTGTGTCGTCTGCCGGGACACTTGCGAAATACATTTTGTCGTCCGTCTTTTCAATTGCCGCGCTGATTTCCGCTATCTCGTCAGCCGCGCCAATGCAAATGAGCTGCCTCCAGTTATGAGACAAGTTGCCTTTTGCCTCCAGCCACTCAACGACCGTTGATGTGGTTTCACAGATAGCGATTTGTTTAGGCTTATTGTCCTGCATAAAAATAAGTTCAGCCGCCTTGTATACGCCGCTTTCCTTGTCATATGCCTCTTTTATGTCGTCAAAGGTTATTCCGTCCGTATATTCCTGAAGCTTTCCGTCGGACGGTGCGGCAGTCAGCTTCACAAGAATAAGGGGAATGCCAAGCCCGGTATAGCCTATCGGCTTTGCCAGGTCAATTTTTACCTTGACATCATTCATTGCCTGATTTCCTCCTTTAAATTTTTTTAATATCTGCGGTTTTAATTTCTCCGACGTAATCAATTGGATTTTCAATTTCATCGTACAGCCAAAAAACAACGTCAAAGCCTTTTTTATATTCGTACTCTATTGTCAGAACATTGTCACGGCTTGTAACGCTTGTTACAGACTGAACGATTATATGATTGTCCGACAAATACGCTCTGCCGATATGGTCTAACCAGTCACGGGCTTTCAGCGCAAGTCTCAAAGCCTCGCTTTCATCGTCCGACTGGACGGTAATGCTCCACGTCTGGGTGACGGGCTTTCGGTCTGTACCGTCGCTGTATTCGCCGTATGTGCCGTTATTTTCGCTTGCCGCGGTCGTAACATTATATGACAAATACGGATATTTCGGCGGTTCTGCGTTTTGATTGCCCCTGATAACGGGTATTTGCAGAAAGCTTTTCAGTCCCTTAACGACGTTGAGCCGAAGATTTTCATTGTCTATCATTGTTCTGCACCCGCTTCACCAAACGCGCTGACGTATTTAAGAACATATGAATAAAAGCCCGTAAAATCGGCGTTATCCGTTTCGGCTTCAACATTGTATTTTTCGCCCTTGAAAATAACCGAAACGTTTTTCCAACTGCTTTCAAAAGGTGTCAGCAAAAACAAATGCTTATCTTTAGCGGTAAGCGTTCCCTCGCTTCTGAAAATCTTGCTTTCCTTAAAACCGATTATCGCGCCTATCATTGGTATTTCGCGGGTTTCGCCTTTTACCCATTCGCCGCGGTCGTCATATTTTCCCTCGGAGCTGACAATTGCGGTAAATTCACAGCTGTATTTTTCGATAAGCCGTTCAAAGTTAAAATACTGCATTAGTCTGTCCTCCACGATATGCTTTCAATCATTTCTCCCGTATCCACAAGCGGATTGCTCGACCCTTTTGCAAGAACCGTTGCGCTGCTGTTAGGCGGAGTTTTCAAATCGCGGGCATACTTTTTTATTTTAGTCGCCAACATTCGCCCCGCCATATCATAGAACTGCTGTTCGCTCATATCGCCGCTTATTACCTGACCTAACGCCATTTCAACCTTTTTCAAGACCTCATCGGCGTATTTGTCGTGTCCCGCCCTCAAAAAGGAACGTTCAGGAATTTTCACCGACTGCGTAAGCCAGTAGTAAAACTCAAGACCGTTTCCCTCGCCTTTGGCAAGAAATTTTTCGCCGCTTGCCGCCGTAAATACAAAAAGATCGGGAAAGTCTCCCGCTTTCTTTCCTACAGCGTCGGGGTGAATAGGAACGGTCAGATATTTTGAACGCTTTGCGGTAATAGTACAGCCGTACTCATGTATACCCGCAAGCCAAGCGTGGTTACTGTCAAAAACTCCGACCTTGACCGTTTTGCCGTTCAGCTTTTCGGCGTTTGCGGTCATTTCGGGCAGCTTGTCAAATGTGGTGTTTCACTTTACTCCCATGTTACCACCTCCTATGAGCGGTAACAAACCGAACCCTTGATTTAAGCCATTTGCCGAGCAGCTCCTCTGCATACTGCCAAATCAGCGTCCCCTTATCGGTACTGCTGAAGGACTGGCTAAGTCCCTCCGCGCTTTCGGACTGCACTCCCGCTCTCGTTGACATTATATCAATAAAACGCACTATAAAAAGCCTTACGCTTGCGGGTAAGGCTTCTAATGCGTTCATATCAACAGTAAGCGTTGTGTTTTCCGCTATCCATTCAAACGCGCTCTCAGCTTTCAGCAAATTGCCGTCAGTCAGCGGTACGCTCAACTTTAGGCTTTCTGCCTGTTCTCTTGTCAGCATTTTTCTTTCCTGCCTTTTCTTTTGGCGGGGCGAGGCTTTCTGCCTGTTCAACGATTTCAGCCTCTTCACCCGCCACTGCGGTTTCTGCTTTTTCTGCCTGTTCGGCGATCTCGGCGGCTTTTTTCGCCGCTGACCGTTTTCGTCTTATCCAAAAACTGCAAGACATTGAAATTACCTCCGTTTGGTATTTTAACCGAGCTTGTGACGCAGGCAGGCAATGGGAACCTTTTTGTGGTCTGTAATCAGCTTCCAGTTTGCACACGCGGCAAGGTCTATGTTAGCGGGATACATATTTGTTGCTTTTGTATACTTACCTTCGCTTACCCATGACAAACCGCGCGGGTGTATGATCTGACACCAACGGTTTATAAGATAATTCTTCGCGCCGAGCTTGTCCCTGTCGGTTTCGGTACCGACAAAGCCCTGCGGCGAACCGTCCTGCCTGATAAACGCGCCGCTGCCCAAGAAATACGTGTCATATACAGCTGTACCCGCCTTTGTCATCTCGTAGTAATTGCCGATATTTTCATCAGCAGGAACTTGAACCGCCGTATATGTTCCGTCGCTTTCAAGCACGTAGTATGTTTTTCCCGCTGTAACCGCCGTATCGGCAGTTTTGGCATATGTACCGTCTATCTTCACGGGCATACTGTCGTCAATGGTAATTCTGTAGCCGAGATAAGTCTGGATTTCGACTGTATCGCCCGCGGGGTTAAATACGGGCGTTCTTGCGATCATATCATTTTTCTGCAAGTACGTATATGTCGCGGAGTGCATAAACACCATACCAAGCGCGCCGTAATGGTCGCCCAAAAGCTGTTTAGTATCAAGTGTCGCGGTCTGTGAAATGTTCGCCGCTGTTCCCGTTCCACCCGATACGTCGTTCACATGACATTTAAGCGCGCCGTTTGTCGGGTCGAGAATACCTTTAAGAATAGAAAGGTAAATCTTCTGTTCCCTTGTGTTTCTCCAGTCTGCCATAAGCTGCGCGATCGCCCCCATAGGATCGGACCCGCCGAGAACGCGCGAAAGGTCTGTATCTCCCCACGCTTTTTGTCTTATCAAAAGCGTTGCGCGAAAATCTTTTGTTGTTACGCCTCCGATAGATACATCATCTTCGCCGAAAACATCTTCCTCGCCCTCCAACGGGTTATACATAGGAACCTGAATAAAACGCCCGCCCTGTGGTGTTCCGTTGATAAGTGCCGCGACTGTAGCGTCAGGTGCAGCAATGCCCGAGTTAACAAAAGTATTCAATTCCGTTGTACGGTCAATGACATACTGTGAAAACTTTTCGGGTACGATCTGCATATTTGCAATAGTAGTAATTGGCATTATAATTCCTCCTGTTAAATTATTTTTAAGTCCTCAAAGACTTTTTTGATTTTGGGGAACTGGCTTGCTATCCAGTCAACCATTTCCTCATTTCTTGCCCATGGTGAACTTTCCGAAAGCCCGCTTTCAAATAAAAAAGCATGAATTATCTCATGCCGCAAAACCTTGTTTTGATAATCTTTCAAATTTTTTTTGGAATGACTATCGGGCTTCATTTCGTCAACGACGATCGTTTTTGTTGTTTCGTCGCAATAGCCGTCCATGTCGTTCAGGTACGGTTCATTGTCGGCATTGGTTATGTTGATTTCGTATTCGGTTCCCAACACATTCGCTTTCATCACTTAACACCCGCCGCCGCTTTCAGTTGAGTTGCAAGCTCGGGGTTAGTTACTTCAAGCTTCATCTGCTCCGTAAAGTTAAACTGCTCCTTTGAGTACGGATTTACGCCGTTGTTGAGCGTATCGCTCTTTTTCGGAGTATATCCCGCTTCCTTGAAGCGTTTATTGACTTCGGCTGTAACCGCCTTGTCGAAAAGCTCCTTAAACGCCTTGACCTTGGACTTGATTTCCGTTTCGTCCGCACCCATGACAAAATCAACAAGAGAAAGAGCCGTGTCGCTGCCGTCGTCAAGACCCGCCTCTTTTATCGCTTTTATGGCAAAAAGACGGTTTTCCTTGTCGGTAATAGCCTGTTCACGTTCGGCAATTTCCTTTTCCCTACTTTCAATCTCAAGCTTTTTAAGCTCCTCGTCAGTAAGCTTATCCTGCTGCAAGCGGTCAAGCTTTCTCTTGTATTCAGCCGTTTTTTTGCGCTCTGCCGCCATTTCCTTATCGACCCGCGCCTGAACGATCTTGTCAAGCTTGTCAATGTCAATAGGTTCTTTGGACGGTTCGCCGTCATCGGGCTTTGGTTCGGGGTCTTTGGGCTGTTCTGTGGGTTCGGCTTCCTTGACGTTCTTTGCCATTTTGTCAAACTCCGCTTGTGTGATTTGTCCCGCCGCTAAAAGCTGTTTGAGTTTTTCAAGTGTCATACTGCTGCCTCCTCGCAAAATATAAAAATCCATATAGAATTTTTTCGCTCTCCGTATAGAAAAGCAATTTTTATATACAAAAAAGACAAACCCTATAGATTTGTCTTTAAATGCCATTATTAGCTTTTACTTTTAATAAAAATAGCGTTCACCCTTTCGGATAAACGCTATTAATTATAACTATTTCATTATAATTATATCATTACAAATCAACTTTTTCCATTGACATTATGCACAAAGTATTTTGCTGTTTGTTATGTCAAAGTAATAAATCAATTTCCTTGCTTTAAAGCCTTAGCCGCCAATATTCGTGCTTTTTCTTCACGCGCTTCTTTTTCAAGACGTTCTATTTCGGCTTGTTTTTCTTCACGTGTCATTTTCTTTATCCAATCTGGGATTATAACGTTATCATCTAAATAGGTTTCCATTTCCATTTAATCTACCTCCCAAAAATTTATCGCATGATTGATTTTTAACTTATTCAGAGCAGCGATTTGAGCGTCAAATTCGCTTTTTCCGTCAGATAAAAATTTGTCAATGTAAAGACTGTATAAGCGTTCACTTATTTCACATTCGGAAGTATATGCAAATATCTTACCATTATGACATATTATATAACCGATTTTATATTTGTTTCGCCAACATGAATTGAAATCAGCTATACTTGGCGGCATACTGCTTGGGTGCGTATGCAAAGCCAACAAGCCTGTGTTATTTTGTACAGCCTTTCGTGTTTTATCTGAATAAGAAACAGCGCGTTTATCGAAAGAACTTATTTCCCGTGCAATAATTTTCCCCGTATTCCCGTCAATCCAGTACATATCCTCAAACTCTGTACCGCTTCTGTGCTTCAGGGCTGTTTTCGCACAATCGTACAGGGTTTTGTTTACATCGGCATTATCGGTCAAATTATCGAATTTTCTCCGATATTCTCCGCTGTCAATGTATGTTTTGTTTACAAGCGTATCTTTATTGCGCCCGTATCGCTGATATTCAAGAGACACGTCACCACTTCCTGCTCTTATTATACCACTTTTGCCCGATTTGTCAAGACTTTTCGCCGATATGAAATTCTCCTGTTTATTCGGCAAAGCCTCCCATTCCGCAAGCGTCAGCAAATCGTACTCGAGAAAACAGCGGCAGCGGCAGTCGTTGCGCGCCGTACCGCTCATTCCCGGGCAAGGGGCGTATACATTAGGCTCTAATTTGAATTTATCACCTACGATTATTGTAACGCCCTCCATTTTCGTGTGGTCTGCCTTGCCGCTTATCTTGGTTTTCCAACCCGATTTAGTGTGATAACGGTGCTGCGGTCTGACACGTTCGTCCTCCATTGTACGCCATGTTGCGGTATGTACAAGCCCGCTGCCCGATAAGGCTTTCTGCGTTTCCAATGCGCCGTCCATTATGCCCGCCTCAACGTTTCTGTGCGTTTCGGTACGCACAACATTGTTCGCCTTGCCATAGCTGAAATCAAGCCTTTCAACGAGCCTACGTGACATTGTATCGTATCTCTCGCCGTTCATCAGTCCTATGCTTACCGTCTGCTTTATTTCGTACACAATTTCCTTGCGGTTCTTTTCAAGCAGCGCGGGCAATGTCAGCTTTTCAATATTGTTGGAAATTGTTGACTTCATTACCTCGGGGCGCACATTCAATGCCGACAAGTCGTAAGCCTGATTTACCGCCTCGACCATACCTACATAGCATTCCTCATACACCGTGTCTATAAGCTTCTGTATCTCCTTTGAAACATCAGGCAGATACTCATTGCAGTTTTTGTCTATCTCACTAAGGAACCACGCCAACTTTGCGCTTCTTTGTAGATCCGAAACCGTCAACATTCCGTTTCCGTCGGAATATTTTGTGTACGTTTCGGCAACAAAAGCTGTAAGCTCCTTTAAAAGCTGCTTGTATATGGATCTTATCTTCTTTTCTGTCAACACCTCGCGGCTTTCCTCTATACGTCGTATCTCGTGCAGCAGGTCGTTTAATGATGTTGAAGTTTTCGGCATTTCTGTATCACCCTTTAGATTTTATTGTCCTGTTCTGTTTCCTTTGTACTCTCCTGCCGCTCCACCTCGGTATCTTCATCTTCGGGCAAATCCTTTGTAAGAGAGGGCACCTCTTTTTTTTCGTCTTCTATAAGCTGCATAATGTACTCTACGTCGTCCACAAACGACAATTGAGAGTATGCAACAATTTTCGGCAAGCCCGCGGCAATAAGAGCCTGAACAATTTGCGCCTCGCTTGCCAAATCCTGCGGAAAATTGCGCTTAAAGTCCATAGTAATTTGAAGCGGGTCAACCTTAATACCCTTTTTAGCCCACGCAGAGGAAAGGAGTTTCCACATATACTGTGCGGCATTCATCATCTGCGCCTGATACATACCGCACTTTGTTTCAAGTCCATGCAGCTTGAATTTTAATGATATTCCCGACGCGCTCCCGAAGCTTTCATCATTCAGATTAGGCGTTTTTGAAAAGCGATAGATGTTATTCTCTAAACGCGTTAAATGATGTTCCGTAAACGCGTCGTTAATATTCTTGGTAAGAAAATACGCCCTGCCCTGCTGCGTACCGCCCGCGGGGAAAACAAACGCGCCGTTCTTTTGTCCTTTTCTTATGGTATCGTCGTCTATTTTCAGTCCCTCGAAAATCAGATAGGAGTGTACAAAAGCTTCGATTTCGTTTGAGTTGTCGGAAAGTCCCTTGTCGTAATCGTCAATAAGAGCAAGTACCTTTTCAGCGTCGCCCAGAGCCTCGCTGTTGTTCAATATCCCTTGCAAAGGGCAATAATCGAACAAATGGGGTTTTACCTCCGTTTCGGCAAGGTCATATAACGACGTACCTTGCCAAATGCAAATGTTTTTACCGTCGTAAAAGTTTGCCGTCCAAACCGTACCGCCGTTAATATCCTTTGTTTCATAATATCTGACTGCAAATTCAGGCTCTGATATGTTTGTGTTCGACAAAACTATCGTTTCATAACCATGTACCGGCATTACTCTTTCGTTGCCGTCCGTATCAATATAAAAAAGTCTGCCCGAGTATCCGTAAATACTGGCAAACTTTGTTGTTTCCATATCAATGCCGTACATATTATTGCGGGTCGTAAAATCAGTTACCGCCTTTGCCGCCAATTCAACGGCATTTTCACCGCCAGTTGTTTCCTCAGCTTCCTTTCCCTTGCTGTAGCTGTATGCAATAGGCTTTCCCGCAAAGTATCCCGTCTTGAAGTCAACGATCTCACCGAAAAAGTCGTTGTTTATCTTATTATTGATATCGTCGTCCTCATAACGTGGCTTTCTGCCGAATATGGGCACGCTTTCTTTTAAGGTCATATACCGCTCATAAAGATTTCTGTTATAAATGGCATTGGCTCTGTGCTTGGCAATGATTTTTTGCAACAAGTCTTTGGTTATGCCGCTTTTGCGGATTTCCTCCAGTTCTGCCGTAAATTCGGGAAGCAGCTCCATTTTAGTTCTTGACATAAGTTATATTCTCCTTTTCCGTTTCTTTTGTTTGCGGTTCGGCAGCTTTTTGTCAAAAAATATTTTTCCGTCATATGTACGGGTCAAACCGCACTTTCGGCAAACTGAAACATCATTTATCTTTACAAAATCATGATTACACATTAGTTTAGCCTCCTGCCTGCTTTTACTTCCGCTGCCAATATTTCGTCGCAAAGGGCGTAACGCAGCGCGTCAATCAAATGGTTGTTCACATCGGCGGGCATTGCCATTACATTGCCTTTTCTGTCCTCTTTCCAGTGGTACTGTTCGATCTCGTTTTTAAAGTTCTGACATCTGAAATCAACAATTATTTCATAGTCTTGCAGCCACCTTATGCCGCGGTTGACGCTGTCCGCACCCTTGACCGCCGCAACAGCCCTGATATCGTTTGCATATAGGAAATCAATGGTTTTAGGCTCCGCGCTGTCACAAGTCACGTACTGCGTACCTATTTTACTTTTCAGCAGACGTATAAGCTCACTGTCGGACATTCCCGCTTGATACCATTCGTCAAAAACATATATTTTCTTGCGCTTTTTATCAAGATGTACCCTTATCAGCGCGTTAGGGTCAACGCTGTAGCCGAAGTCAAGACCATTATGTATGCGGTCGAACGTCGGTATAAGACTGCTTAGATCCTCCGTGTGCCAGTTCTTAAAAATAACGTGTCCCAGAACACCGAAATTGCCAAGCGTGTAGACCTGATAGTAATACTCGTCTGTTTCATCTTCAAGCTGTTTTCTGTCGTCGTCGGTCAGAAATAAATTGTCCTTGTATGTGGTTTTGAGTATGCTTAAACGGTTGTTCTCAAATGACGTTTTATCGTCCTGCCATTCGCCGAAAAACTCCTTGTATATCCAATGCGAACGCAGGATAGGATTAAATGACAATATGACGCACTTTGAAAACTTGCTTTTCGTATTACCCCTCAAACGCTTTGTAAGCTGCTTGTACGCCTCGCGCTTGACCTCCGTAGCCTCTTCTATCCATATGCGGTGAAGTACGTCGTCTATTGGCGTTACAGACTTGATTTTTTCCGCGTCGTCCAAACCCGCAAAGAGTATCTGGCGGTTATTCAGCAGACAAGTTACAGACATTGTAGAGCGGTTTATCTTGTAGTATTTTGTCAAGCCCATATTTGAAATGGCTTTCGTAATTTCATTAAAAACAGACATTCCGATCGTGGTTGCAACGTTGCGGCATACAAGCCAATTAACGCCGTTTAGGTTATCCAACACGACCTTTGAAGCCAAAAAGTATGACTTGCCGCTGCTGCTCCCGCCGTAATATATCTGCGTAAACTGCGACTTGTTAAAATACGGTATGTATGCTTTGTTTGCTTTAACATTTATGTTCAAAACATCAGAACCTTTTCGGGTAAAATAAAAAAAGCAATACAAAAAAGCGGCTGAAATTTCAACCGCTTTTGTACACTGTTATTCTTTGATATAGCTGTCAAGCTCTTTTCTCTAAAGGATCGGCAACTATCGGACATTCTTCAATATTGCATGGGTCAATATCTATGCAGTTATACGGGTCACGAACACCGGACAAATCCCAAGCTACAGTATTGTTCATTACTGTAACAGAATTAAAAAAATCTATGTTTTTCAGCTTTGCAAACAGATTCCCGCGTTCAATAAGCGGTTTCATATCAACGAGCCGCACTGCACCGTCATTCATATAGGCATATACCGTAAAATTTTCCCCCGGAACAGCTTGAAGCACTTCCGGCATTATATCTGTGTTTTTCATTGCTACCCCTCCTCAAATAAGCGGATTGATTCGGTTCATAGGTTTATTGCTCTTTGACAGTTCCCAGTTATTCATCAATTCGTCTCTGTGCAGTTCACACCATGCAAGAACAAATTTTAATTGACGGTTGGGAAGCTTGCCGCGTATAACAATGCCCTCCTGTATGTCAATCATTGCTTTAAATTCTGCATATTCAGCATGAAAGTGCGGCGGGTTATGATCGTCCCCGTACATCGTTATTTTTATGCCGTTAAATAAACTTATTTCTGGCATTATTATCACTCCTGTTCTGCTCCGTCAGGAGCCGTAAATCCTGCTGCTTCCATATCCTTATTTATAAGGTCGGCGAAAAGCTTAGTTAAACTTACGCCTTTATATTCGGCATACGCTTTATATTTTGCTTTGCTGCCTTTTGGTAAGTCAAGTTTTAATTGCTCTCTGTGTGCAACCTTGTACTTTTCTGCTGCTCTTTTTTGCGCCTCTGTATATTTTGCTCCCATTCTATCACCTCAAATATATTATAGCATATTGCGATATATCTTACCATATACATTTTGCATAAAAGCAAAATTAAAATTTGGGTATTTTGTCGCTTGTATATGGTACTCATATATGATATAATAAATACAGTGAGAGAGGGTAAACACCCTTTGAGAAAGGAAGTGAGGCAATGGACGAAATGGCAAACACAACAGATTGCTTGTTACGTGCAATCTT